GGTGCTCGGAGCGTCACAGTCGTAATGACCGGAACGCTTTTGGCTGGCGATTATTTCCAGCTCGGAACGGGTGCATCCTCACGGCTTTACAAAGTCCTCGCGGACCAGACGGACGGCGGAACCCTTGAGATCTGGCCGGCACTTAGAGACGCAGCGTCAACATCGGCGGCGGTCATATCAAGCCCGGTCGGGACTTTTCGCTTGGCGTCAAACGATGTCTCCTGGAACGTCAACAATTTGCGCCATTACGGAATATCATTTGGAGCGATGGAAGCGATATGAGCCGCAACATAAGCACAAGTCTATTAAACCAGCTTTACGCTGACGGCGATCCAACCGGGAGCCTTCAGGATATTGAGCCATTTTATGCAATCGACTTAGATTTTGAAGGCGGCAACTTGCGCCTCTGGACTGGCACAGGAAATCGGACAATCCAGGGCCATTCGTTTCTTGGGACTGGTTCGCTTCTAAAAATCGACGGGATCGAGGAAATCTCAGACCTGTCAGCCAGAGGAGCGACGCTTACGCTTTCCGGTTTAAGCTCAACAATTATTTCAACCGCATTGACCGAGGATTATCAGGGCCGCTCGGCCGCTGTTTATTGGGGCGTTCTGGGAACGTCGTCGGTCGTCAATGTCTTCAGTGGGTTTATGGACAAGATGACGATCGTCGACGAGGGCGAGATGTCGACCGTAAGCCTGACGGTTGAGAGCAAGCTGATCGTCTTGGAGCGAGCAAGCGCGCGCCGCTACACTCACGCGAGCCATCAGGCAACTGTCGCGACGGAGGGATATAGCCAAAGCCCTGATACGATCTTTAAATGGGTCACAAGATTGGCGGATAAACAGATCCCTTGGGGTCGTCAGCTTGACAGCTAATTATCCAGGGTTGAGCGCCTACTTAAAAGAAGTCGCGCATCGTGGGTTTATGTGGCATGTCCACGACTGCTTTATGTTTACAAATGAAGCATTCCGGCGGCTCTACGGATCCGGCTGGGCGGATGACTGGTCCGGCCGATACATATCAGATCTGGGTTTATACAAGGGCCGCAGAGAGCTCGTTCAGTCATTCGGCTTCACGACACTTGATGACGCGATCGACAGCAAGCTCGAGCGCATAAACTACACTCCACCTAGAGGCGCGCTAGTCACCTCTAAGGCTCCGCAAATCTGGGCGATCGATCGAGCCCTCGGGATTTCTTTGGGATCAAAAGCAGCGTTTCTTGGAAAATCTCGCCTCGTTTACATACCGATCCAACGGATCGAAAGCGCATGGATTAAAAAATGAAAGACAACCTCAACAATCCTTTTAACGTCATGCGTCATAAAAATTGGGACAACGCTCCCCGAGAGGTTGTCGCTCAATATCTGATTGCATTAGGCTTACCAACGGCCGTCGCCTACGTCGTCGCTTTCGTTGGTTTGACGATGGTGGCGTCCTGGGTGACAAATGCTCTGATGCCAGACATTGAGGGTCAAAAGGGTCTTTTGACAAACACGCGAGACGCAGCGGCTCCGCAAGATATTGTTTATGGTGAGGTCCGGAAAGGTGGGTCGATTACATACCTGGAGGCAACCGGCGACGATAATGAATATTTACACATGATCCTGACGCTGGCTGGTCATGAGATCAGCTCGATTGATCAAATTTATTTAAACGATCAAGAGGTGACGATAAGCTCATCAACAAATTTTGTCACGACTAGCGATTGGGTTAATGACAGTGAGCCCAAAGTTTACATCAGAAAGTTTTTGGGATCTCCAAATCAAAATATTTATTCAGATCTAAACGGCATCGCCAACGGTCCAGATTGGCAGGGAAAGGATGACGGAGACGATGTAAATTTCAGAGGCCAGGGCGTCGCTTGCTTGTATGTCCGGATGAAATATAACTCCGACGTTTTTGCGCAAGGTATTCCGCTGGTCACAGCTCGGATCAAAGGTAAAAAGGTTTTTGATCCGCGCGATGATACAACTGGATATTCTGCAAACGCGGCGCTCTGCATTAGGGATTACCTCGTCAGCAAATACGGTCTCGATGCTGATGGCGAAATCGATGACACTTCGTTTGAAACGGCGGCAAATGTCTGCGACGAGAATGTTTCTCTTGCGGCTGGCGGCACGGAAAAGCGCTATGAGATGAACGGCGCGACCAGTCTGTCGAGCACTCCCGGTAACATTCTCAATCGTATGATGACGACATGCGCTGGAAACTTATTCTGGGGTCAGGGGAAGTGGGTTTTAAAGGCTGGCGAATACAACCCCAGCGTCCAGACTTTTACGCTAAGCGATTTGCGCGGCGAGATAAACCTGGCGACCAAAGCGTCGCGTCGCGACAATTTCAACATCGTGCGAGGCAAGTTCGTCAGCGCAGATGATGACTATGTTCAGGCGGATTATCCAGAAATCAAAAGCTCAACGTTTATCACGGAGGACAATGGTTTTGAGAATGCTCTTGATCTTGAGCTTCCTCTGACGACTTCGCACACGATGGCGCAACGCCTGGCAAAAATGACGCTTTACCGGGCGCGCGAACAGATGACGCTCCAGGCTAATTTTTCGATGAAAGCCTTTGACGTCCAGGTCGGCGATGTCGTCGCGCTCACGATCGAGCGTTACGGTTTCACGACGAAAGAGTTTGAAGTCATCGGATGGACTTTTCAAAACGATCCAGACGACGGTGGTCAGACTGTCGGACTTACGCTGAGAGAGACATCAGAGGCCGCGTTTTTGTGGAGCGCTGAGGAAACTGATTTAGCGGCAAACGACAGCACTTTGCCCTCGCTGGGCTACGGCTTAACAATCAGCAATCTCGCAATCAGCCAAGCGACGACGATTGCGTCCGACGGCACGTTTTTCGTAAGGGCGACGGCAACCTGGACAGCGGCATCGACGATTTATCTGCACCATTACAACGTCAGATGGAAACAGGACGGCGGTGAATATTCCGAAAGCACAACGTCCGGCCCGGCGTTCGAGTTCGGTCCTTTGCTTGACAGTGAGGTTTTTGAGTTCGAAGTCCAGCCTGTCACTGAGCAAAATATTCGCGGAACCTGGACGAGTGTTTCATTCACCGCTGAGGCCGATACGACGGCCCCTGGCGTTCCGACGAGTGTTTCAGCGACCGGCGGATTTCAGCAAGTCGTCGTCGATTGGAACAACCCGACCGACAATGATTTTGCGCGAGTTCAAATTTATCGAGCATCGAGCGACAGCTCATCATCGGCGACGCTGATCGGTGAAACCGCCGGATCGTTTTTCACCGACAGCGGCTTAGCTGACAGCACACAATATTATTATTTTTTGAAAAGTCAGGATTTCACCGGGAACCTGTCAAGTTTCACAGCAAGCGTGAACGCGACGACCATTGATGAGATTGTGCTTGGGACATCGATCGTCGCAGTTTACGCGTCGAACAGCTCGGGCAGTAATAAGAGCTTTTCGGCTGGTTCGCTGGAATATATCCTTTATCATGAATATACAGGCGACCGCCCTGAGCTTTCTTCTATCAACGGAACTTGGATAAAATTTGTTGGCGAAGACGGGGCGCAGGGCGCGCAGGGTCCGCAAGGGGTGCAAGGCCAGCAAGGCCAGCAAGGCGAGCAGGGCGATCCCGGCTCTGACGGCGATCCTGGTGCGCGATATGCGACGGTCAGGTATTACGCTGAAAGCTCAACGTCACCAAGCACCGCAAGCCTGACATCAAACGTAAGTTACAACTGGTCAACGGCTGTCGCGTCGACGTCATACGGCGTCTGGTCTAAGACCTCCCCGACGATCGCAGCAACAACGGCGGCGAACTTTTGGTTTGTGGATATCACGTTCAGAGACACTACTGGCGAGGCGTCGAGCTCGTCAGGTAACGCGGTCACAACCCCTGCTCGCTTGTTGAATTTCAATGGCCTCGTTACGTTTACAAATACATCCGGAACGACGAGCCTCCAGGACGCGATCGATGACGACGCGACGACGATCGACGCGGGTAAGATTACGACCGGCACTCTTGACGCGACAAACATCACAGTCGCAAATTTGAGCGCGACGAGCATCCAGACCGGAGAGCTCAGCGCAGCTCGTTTAAATTTAAGCGGAACGCAGTTTATCAACAGCAGCGGCGCGCTGTCACTTAAGGACAGCGGCATCTCAACGAGTTTAGTCCAGAGCAACGCAATCACGAAAGAAAATCATTTTAGTCGATCTTCTCAGGTGATCACCGGATATTCAATTTCTTCGGTAAGTTTGGGCAGCTTCTCACTCGCAAACGATTTGCAGTCAATCATCATTCTCGGCGCTTGCAATTTGTACGGGACGGGATCGGATAGCAGCTATTCAGTGGCTCTGCATATAGACGGCTCCGCGACGTCGACATTCGTCAACGGATCCTCGGATGATTATTCGACGATTGGTGATATCAGATTTCCGGCGACCATTCTTGATCGTCGGATCTATAACAGCGGCACACACTCCTTGTCTCTTAACTGGATCGTTCCAGCGAGCACATCACTCACAATTCGCAACTTGGACGTCGTGATTTTTGAATTAAAAAGGTAAATTATGAAAGCGTATTTCAGCACCTTGACGGGTGAAATATTGAGCATCGCGAGCGGTCCTGGCCTGGTCTCTAATGATGCGGATTATGGTTATATTGACTACGCTCACGATCGCGCTGATATGTTGAAATATAAGGTCGTCAACGGCGCTGTCGTTTTAAAAAGTCAAAGCGACATCGATGCAGTCGAAAACGATTTTGCGGTAATAAAGTTTCGGCGTCGTCGTGATAGTCTCCTTGCGGCATCAGATTGGACCCAGGCAAACGACAGTCCTCTTAGCGATGCGCAAAAAGCAGCTTGGCGAACCTATCGCCAGGCGCTCCGAGATTTGCCGGAGAACACAGATCCATTAACGCCGACTTTCCCGACGGCTCCTTGATCATGCTTAAAATTAATATGATGCCAGAGCAGATTTTTGCTTTTGATGCGGATGATAAACTCGCGGAGAATGTCGCTCAGGCTTGCGAAAAACTGGATTGGAACCAACAGAAGTTCAACCAACGCTCAAAGAATTATCATTTGGAGCGGAAGCGAGAGTTTCAAGCATTCCGATCCTGGGTCAATTCATGTTTAAACCGTGTAAAGAATGAGCTCCGGTTTTCTTGCGATGAAATGCGCGTCACTCAAATGTGGGGAAACAAAGCGCTCAAAGGGCAAACCCATCACAAGCATTATCATCCAAACTCGGTTTTGAGCGCTGTTTATTATGTAACAAAAGATAACGCTCCAACGAGGCTTTACGCGCCGAGCATTTATTCAGGATTTTCAGGATCCGCCCCCGGCGGTCTTGATCTGTTTATCCAGGACAATACAAAAGCCTGGAGAATGGTGGAGCATCGAGGAACGCCAGGTCAACTTCTGATCTTTCCCTCAACACTCCAGCACGACGTCGCAGCTCAATCGAGCGATGACGTTAGGATCACCCTTGCAATCAACTCGTTCCCGAGCGGTTTCATCGGTGATTTTTCGCAGCTTTCCGGTTTCGATCGTTAAGCTAAACGCCAGCCGTTTAAGCCGAAAAAAGGATTTAATCTTGGTTTATCGCGCGTGGTAAAATTTAAGTGCATATGCAACCCAATGGAGATCCAAAATGGCATCTATTTCAGACTATATACTAGACGGCGCGCTAGATTTGCTGGACACCGAGGCAAACCGCATCGATGTCACCAGTCAAGAAGCGACGACCTTTGCTGAGGCGACAAACACGCACTCCCTCGGCAACTCAACGTCACTCTCAATCGGCGCAGCCGGTGATCGCTCAGGCGGCGGTCGTGAGGTTACTGTCGCAGCAATCACCGACGGATCCATCACCGGAACTGGCACGGTCACACATTACGCAGTGGTCGATACCGGCAACTCACGCTTGCTGGCAACCGGCGCACTATCCGCCAACCAGTCAGTGACAAACGGCAACACCTTCACGCTTGCGAGCTTCACCATTGGGATCCCAGATCCAGCATAAATAAAAGGGGTGATCACATGGGTTTTGTCGTTAAAGATCGGGTGAAAGAAACGACGTCCACAACCGGGACGGGAACCATCACGCTCTCTGGGGCGTCTGATGGTTTCCGCTCGTTTGCGTCCGTTTTGTCTGATAATGATATTACTTATTACGCTCTCACAGAAAGCGGGACTGGTGAGTTCGAGGTCGGGCTCGGCACATTTAATTCATCCGGAACGACTTTAGAGCGCACGACAATCCTATCAAGCTCAAACTCTGACAGCGCCATCAACCTGACGGATGGTGAGGCTGACGTTTTTATCACCTATCCGGCGGACAAAGCGGTCATCCTGGATGGGTCTGACAACCAGACAAACCCTGGCTTGATTACGGCTGACACTTTCGTCGATCGAGCGACAACGCTTTCGGGCGCAACGCCGACGGCAAATGTTGGATCTTTTGGCGTCTTCAACATCACGCTCAGCGCGGCGACGACGTTTTCGTTTACCGGGTTTCCATCCAGCGGGACGGCTGTTTATTGGGTTGTCAAAGTTAAGCAAGACGCATCCGGCAACGCCTATTCAGTATCTTGGCCGTCATCTGTCAAGTTTGCAACTGGCGCAGCGCCAACGCTGTCCAACTCCGCTGACGAGGTCGATGTTTTCACATTCTATTCAGACGACGGCGGGACAACGGTTTTCGGCTTCGCGTCTGGGCTAGATCTCTCGTAGGTTTGAAATGAGCGCTCAGAAAAAAATATTGTTTGGTGGTCAACATCTGACGACGTTCAACACAACATATCCTACAAGTCGGACGACCACCTTTACGACAACATTTTTGACGAGCCAGTCGACAAACCGAGCGACATCAAGAGCAACGACGACGTCTTTTACGACCACCTATGCGACGACGACGCCGACATCAAAGTCGACGACGACAACGTTCAACACAAACAAGCCGACGTCATTTTCAACAAGCCGCTCGACGACGACAAATTATAGCTCATCTTTTTCTACAAACACTCCGACATCAAAGTCGACGACGACATCGTTCAGCACCAGCTTCGACACCACATTTTCAACATCTAAGTCGACGACGACCAGTTACGCTTCTAGCTTTCCGACGAGCTATCCAACATCTTATCAATCGAGCTTTTCAACAGCCGTGAGCGATCTGACAATTCGAAACACCTCAAAGCTCACAGCTAAGCCGACACTTAAGACGACGTCTTTTTCACAAAGTACAAATTCCCCAACGTCAAAGCCGACGTCGTTTTCAACGAGTTACACAGCATCAACGAGCTATTCGACTTTTTACGTTGGGACAACTACCTATAATACCTCGGTTATCAATTTTACTAACCATCAAACGCAAAGAACTACGTCGAAGCCTACGTTTTATGTGAGCTATGCAAGCCCTCCCGTCGCAACAAGTCGCTTAACAAACGGTCCGACAAACGTATATACAATCTACAGATCCGACATTGTAAACAGTACAAGCAAATCGACGGCCTTAAGTCAGACCACATCAAAAAATACGGCTAAAACGCGGACGACAAGCAAGTCGACAACTAAGCCAACCTATTTCAGCACGGCCGCATCTAGGCAGACAAACAAGCCGACGGACAAACCCACGACTTTTGAAACCGCATTTAACACAAATTACAATCGAAACACTTCAACGCCAACCTCGGCCACGACGACAAAGTCAACCAGCGTTCCGACATCAAAGTCGACGACGACAACGTTCAACACAAGCCGAGGGACGTCAAACTCAACGTCACGCTCAACGACGACCTCCTATGCTTCGTATTTCCTCACATCAACGCCGACATCAAAGTCGACGACGACATCCTTTACAACCTCAAGGCTAACAGCAAAGCCGACGTCCAAATCGACGACCACCTCATATCTGTCAGTTTTCAACACATCACGGTCAACGAGCAAATCGACCTCAACAGGATACACGACCTACTTCACAACCCAATTTAATACATCAAAACCGACCAGTCGTTTGACGACTTTCGGGACGTTTTACTTAACAGACAAGCTGACATGATCCCTCCGCATAAAACATATCTTCACACGACAGCGAATAACGAACAGCGGATCGGTGAAAATAAAAGGTCTGTCGACGCCAAAGGGTTTCGCGCGATTGAAGAAATGCTGGACGAGCTTGGCCCAATGACGACGACTTGTGATGTCCGTCCGATCCAGCCGCCAAATTTCACGGAGTTTCTCTATTTCGATTGTTTGGGCGGTTTGATGCTGGCGACGATGTCGGCAGAGATCAATTGCCGAGTTGCGGCCGTAATATCTGAGGAGAAACCAGCGGCGGAGTTTAATCGCGCCTGGATTGCGGACAAGTATGTTCTGGACGAAAATATAAAAACTTATGACCGGATCATTTTTTTGGCTGGGTGCAATAGCGCGCACCTGATGGATCAACAGCGGATCATGGACCTGGTCGATAATCACGGCTTTTATTTAAAGCCTCACCCTGTCGTGACTGAGGGATTTATCAAAGACCTCGGCGCAACGTTCGGCTATCATAAAGTGATCGACCCCTCGGTTTCTGGAATGACGTTGCTTAAAAATTGTGAGGTCGCCGGGTCGACGCATTGCTCAGAGCTTTACATCGTGGCGCGGATTTTGGGCAAACAAGTGGTCGACATTACTCGCCCCGACCGGGCTTGGAATGGAACCTATCATCACGTTTGTCGATTGCTCGACAATACTGACAAAGACATCGAGCGCATTTCTGCTTTATTCATGAACGACCGCTCAGGATTTTTGCGCCCAAACGATGAGATAGATGTCTCTAGGTGGAAGGCGGAAAATTACATGGAGGCAGCTCTGATAGAACGAAAGCCTTTTGAATTACTAACAACTCAAAGACTGGTTCCAAAAGAGCGAACGCATTCTCATTGGAATGAAGCGAGGCAATAAATGTTTATAAAATCAAATGAAAACGGCGAGGTCGTAAAATTTCCTTACAGCTTCGGCATGTTCAGAAATGATCACCCGAATGTATCAGTCCCGCGAAATATGTCGCACGATTTGTGCGCGCAGTTTCACGTTTATCCGGTGGCATCACTGCCCTTCCCAGCTTACGAAAAGCGCACTCAACGGCTCAGAAGATGGGCCGAGCCTCGGTATGACGAGGGCGCTCAAGAATGGCAATATGGTCACACTGTCGAGAATATGACAGACGCCGAAATTGCGGTTCAGCTTGAGGCAGCGTCAAGACTTGTTCGAGCGCAGAGAAACAAAGAGCTTGATAAATATGATTACGTGATCGTCCGGTATTTAGAGCGCGGCGTTGAGATCCCGCAAGAGTGGCGAGATTTTCGTCAAGCGTTGCGTGACCTAACGAGCCAACAAAACTTCCCCTGGGAAGTCGTTTATCCACAGGCTCCGAGCGATGGCTGAGGTTTTTTATTCTATCACTGATACAGTTGGTGGCTTGCCGCTCACCCTCAGCGA